ATGGATTTAAACCATCTTATGATGAATTATCCAAACTTACAGGAATCCCTGTTGATAAAATAAGTAAAATTTATAGTTATAATTCTACTTGTGTATCAGTAGATACACCTTTTACAACAGAGGAAGATTCTGGTTGTTTACTTGATGTAGTCAAAAATCCTAATTGTGATGATTCGGATAAAGACTTAATGGATTCTTCTTTAAAACAAGATATTGAAAGAGTTTTGAATAAACTTACTCCAAGACAAAGAGTAATACTACAAATGTTTTTTGGTATAGGCTGTGACGCAATGCAATTAGATCAGATAGCACCAAAGTTTGGAGTAACGTCAGAACGTATAAGACAGATTAAAGATGGTGCAATAAAAGAGATTATTACTAAATATAAATCAACTTTAAAAACTTATATAATATGACGGACAATGTAAATCACCCAGCTCATTATACTTCACATCCATCTGGAATTGAATGTATTGAAGTCGTAAGACATTATTGTTTTTCAATAGGTAACGCTATAAAATATTTATGGAGAGCTGGTTTGAAGAAAGAACAAGGAATTGATGAAATTGATAAAGAGATTGAAGATCTTAAAAAAGCAATTTGGTATATTAATGACAGAATACATCAATTGGAAATGTCTCGTAAACCAAAAACTAATATTGACGAACTTGACGACTAATGATATTAGAAGTATACGATTTAGAGTGTTTAATTAATATATTTACTTATACAGGATATTGTCCTAAAACAAATACTTGGCATCAATTTGTAATTTGTGGTTGGAGAAATGATTATGATGCTTTAATGGAGCACCTTAAAAGAGATCAAATTATCCAAGTTGGATTTAATAACGAGAGTTATGATTATCCATTGTTACATCACATTATAAGACATTATGACGAATACAAGAAACTAAGTGGAAGCATGGCTGCCCAAAAAATATATGCCAAATCACAAGAAATAATTGAACAGCAATTTAGTACTATTGCTGATAAAAATAAATTTATTAGACAAATTGATTTATATCGTATATGGCATTATAATAATGATGCACGAAGAACTAGTTTAAAAGACCTCGAAATATGCATGAGAATGGAGAATGTCGAGGAAATGCCAATACACCATTCCACTTGGTGTAAGCAAGGTGACGAAATACAAGTACTTGCGTATAATAAAAATGATGTTTGGGCAACTTATTTATTTTTAAGAACAACACTCGGTAAAACTGACTATTCAATTTATAAAGGAAAGAATAAAATTAAACTGAGAGAAAATCTTGGTAAGAAATTTCATGTTAATGTAATGAATATGGGTGATGTTCCTATGGGAGAAGAGTTAATGCTTAACTTATATTCTCGAAAAGTAGGAATACCTCCCTACGTTCTTAAGAAACGTGGAGGAACTCATAGACCAAATGGAATAAATTTAAAAGATTGTATTCCATATTGGTGTAAAATTGAATCTAAAGAATTTAATACTTTCCTTGATAAACTTAAAACTATGAAAATTACAGGAGCTAAAGGAGAATTTCAATATTCTGTAATATTTCATAATTATAAGTTTGATTTTGGATTAGGAGGTTCACATGGATGTTGTAACCCTAAAATATGGGAATCTAACGAAAATTGGGTAATCGTAGACTATGATATCGGGTCGCTATACCCCAGTATAAGTAAATCTCTTAAACTATATCCAGAACACCTTGGTCCTGTATTCAATGAACAATATATAGGTTTCATTGATACTCGATTAAATGAAAAACACAAACCAAAAGAACTTCGTGATAACGTCCTTATTGAAGGATATAAACTTATTCTTAATGGAACGTATGGTAAAAGTAAGGAGGAAACATCTTTCTTATATGATCCACTTTATACTTTCAAAACTACAGTAGCAGGACAATTATTTATTTGTATGTGGGCTGAACGTTGGGTTAAAGTATGTCCAGAATTAAAGTTTATCCAAACTAACACTGATGGTCAAACTATTTATATTCCACGTAAAGATATAGATAAGATACGTGCTGTTAATGAACAATTAACAAAAGAAACAGGTCTTACTATTGAAGAAGTTATCTATAAAAAGATGATAGTGCGTGATGTAAATAACTACCTCGCAGTTTATGAGGATAACGAAAAAGAACACGAACACATTAAGCTAAAAGGTGATTATGAAGTAGATAAGGAATATCATAAAGATCCATCTATGAGAATAGTTCCATTAGCTGTTAAAAATTATTTTGTATATGGAGTTCCTGTAGAAGAAACCATTCGAAATCATACAGATATATTTGATTTTTGTATGAGATTGAAAACTAATTCCAAAAGTACACCTTATTTTAGACACTTCGATGATAATTATAATGTTGTAAATGATAAACTCGATAGAACAACACGATATTATATTTCTAATAGAGGTGGAAACTTATATAAGGACTTTAATGGAAAACAAGTAGGTGTAAATATAGGATTTTCAGTTACATTATTTAACAAATATGTTAAAAAAGATATGAAAGACTATGATATTAATTATAGATTTTATATCATTGAAGCTAAAAAGTTAATAACTTCAATAGAAACAAAACAATTATCATTATTTGATTTATTTTAAATATGTACGAGGATTATAAAAAATACACAATTGATCATTATTGCCAAGATTATGAAGATATAATATCTACAATTAACGGGTTTAGTGATGAAGAACTTGAAATGGTAGCAAATAATCTTCCTGAGAATTATGAATATTTAGAATATGCTATTAAAGAACAAGTAGAAGCAAGAATTATTCAAATATTATACGATAATCTTATAAAAGATTTATCTGATAAAAACTTCTATGAGTGTTTTGAAGGAGATATTATAGATTATCTTACAGGAGAAGGATTATCATATGAATCATGTGGATATTATATCAATTTAGATTATTATACAGATTGGTTTATTTCAATACTTAATAATTCTGATCACATATATGATTTTGAAGTTAATTCAGAATTAAATAAATACGAACTTGTAAACAGTTTAAATCAAGTATTTACAAATATTAAATTTTATATATAATTATGGCATTTTTTACAATAGAAAAGAATTAAGTTTTGCAGAGAGAATTGATAATGTACAGTCGATGTTTACTAATGCTTATAATAAGGCTCAATCTATTAAAGAAGACCTTGTTAAAGATAATGAAAACAAGCAAGTTCAAATCAATACTCTCAATTAAGAAATTGAAAAGAACGCAACTCTTATTACTAAAACTACAAGTTTTATGAATAAACTTAAAGACATTATTGGATAATGAAAATTGTAAATCAATCATATGAAATTTTGGAACAAGAGATTCCAGTTCATAAATTAGACGATTATTCTGGTTATCATTTCAGAGAACAATATCTTGAAAATATGTATAAACATATCGAAAGATGTGGAAGAACTTGTTATAAATCTGAAGATAGAATAACTCCAGATAGTTCTAAAAAGTTTGTAGATGGACTTATTAAATCTAAACATTTAAGTGTTCTTGAACATGGAACTATTTATTTAGAATATATTTTTAATCCATCAAAAGAAGATGAAAAAGAATTTTTCAAAAGATATACACTTAATCCGTATTCTAAGCTTAAAAGTAAAGCTTTAGAATATGAAGATAAATCTGTAGAAGAACAAGTAATTGGAGAAAAAATAAAAATTATTAAAGCAGCTATGTACGTAACTACTAATTTTAGAGTATTAGTAGAGAATAATTGGCTTGATGATTTACAATATCTTTGTCAACCAACTGAATATCATGATATTCGTCATACTGTACTTCTTCATTCTTGTATTCATGTTTATAAGGATTTAACTCGTCATAGACCAATGAGTTTTTCTATTGAATCTACAAGATATTGTAATTATCTTAAAGGAAAATTTGGAAGCGAACTTAAATTTGTACGACTTCCTTGGACAAAAATTATTCCAGGTGATTACGATAGTTCTATACTTCAAAAACTATATGACGATGATGTAATGTCTATTGAAGACATTAATTTTATCGCATCTCTTTGTAGTATTGAAGAAACTTATATGTATCTTATTAAAGAAAAGTGGGAGCCTCAACAAGCAGCTGAAATTCTTCCACAATGTCTTGCTGCTGATGTTATAATGTCTGGATTTGAATCTGATTGGAGACACGTATTCAATCTTCGTTCAGATATTGCAGCAACAGGCAAACCACATCCTCTTGTAGAACAATTAATGACTCCA